GAAAACGTCCTGTGCAGAGTACCAGCCGAACATCCAGAGGTTAGCTACGAGGTCATCTTTCTCACCAGGAGCTGCATTGTACGTGCCGTTCTTCGGAACGAAGTTCGAGAGCTGACGAAGAACTTTAGAACTGTAGATCTCGAGAGCTCCTTTCTCGATCAGACTCCTGAGCATAGCGCAACCGAGCTGTTTCAGAGGACGAGTCGTACGAACACCGATGCCAGTCTCGTTGATACGGTTCGACAAGAACACGTTCTCGTATTCGATGTCGAGATACAGAGACGAAGCTACAGTCAGACCGATCGTGTTGTTCTCGACGATCATCATCGCGTTGTTGTAGATCTCTCCGAGTTTAGCGATCTTGTGCGGAAACAGCAGAGGAGAGATGCGATTGTCATTGAACGTAGCTACGAGCTTGAAAGGTTTCGTTGTGACATCGAAGATCGAGATCGTAGAGTCGTCCTGGTTCTTTCCTTCAGCATTGTCAACGCATCCTATATACGAGTTGCCTTCTTGAGGAAGTTCGAAGATGTCGAAACCTTCTTCGGAGTAGCTCGGATCGTTCAGACGAAGAGGTTCTCTGATAGCATGAGCGATAACTTCGAGAGAGTCAGCTGTCAAGAAGCCGTCACCAGTACCGACGAACTCTACGTCCTGCTCCTGACGGAACTGAGCATATGAGGTGTTCTCGATCGTGTCCTGTTTCCAAGCTTCGTCTCGATCTGGAACGAAGTGCCACGGAACCTTGTAGCTCCAGTAACTGTTCTTTCCTTTTATAGACTTCTGCCAGTTCTTGAAGAACTCACCACGAGGACCGTTCGGAGTCGAGATCATAGTGATACGCGACTTCTTACCAGAAGCGATAACTGGATAAGTCGAAGTCATGAAGTCTTCGTCGTTCTTCACGAAGCACATTTCGTCAAGAATGATCTCGTTCAGGGAGTAACCACGAATGGAGTCAGACGATGTAGAAGCTGCGAAGACCTTCGAGTTGTTCTCTAGCTCGAGCGATCCTTTGTTCCATTCGATGACGCCGACTTGAAGCCAGAACGGAAGCATTTCGTAAGCAAGACGTACACGTGAGAAGATCTCTCGAGCAGTACCGCCTTTGTTTGCGAGGATAGCGATCTGGTAATCGTCGTTGAACAGAACCTTGTGAAGGATCTCGATCGTCAGAGTAGACGACTTACCAGACTGACGACAAGCTAGCCAGATGCGCTGACGAATAGACTGAACTTCGGACACTCGGAGCCAGAACTTCTGGTAGTCACGAAGCGGGATCTTGATCTTACCGAAGTCGAGAGTTCGGACGTAGAAGTATCGTTCAGCGAAGTACAAGATGTCATTCTTGCATCGACGCAATTCTTCGAGCATCAAAGGCGTGAAGTGGACAGGAGTACCAGACTTCTTGATAAGACGATTGCCTTTGTAGTAGTTCCTTGGTCCATACGGAGTCGTATCGACGATTTCTTCGATGTCTTGAGGATCGAACTTGTAATCTAGATCGACGTTGTCCGTGATTTCTTTAAAGCGCGGATTGAGAGCGTCTGCGATCGATTCGAGCTTATCAAACTTCTGCATGCGTAGATCCTTTGATTCTACTATTTAAAACTGAAGATGTTTCGTTCTAAAATACGATGAACTGAAAACGAAAGGAGCCGCTTAATGAATGGCCTTCAGACAGCACTTAGACGTAGGATTTCTATACCTACACAGATTACACGGATCAGTAGGAAGAAAGAATACCAAGGTCTTCCTCCTTCAACAATCGGCATCGTTGCTAATCGATTCTTTGCTCCGACGCAGACCGCTTCTATTCCTCAGAATTACACGTCTCGACGCATTCACTACGCTCATCCAGACGGAGATATCTCGAACTTCAAGACGATCGATGCTACATTCGTGCTTAGCGGCATCACACCTGTCCAAGCTGCAACTCGTACGATCAAGAGATACATCGAGTATCCTGCAGGAGTGTTTACGCAAGTCACATGGAGCGGTGCTACATCAGTCACTCTTTCGACCGTCGATGTTGAGTCTGATCCAATCCCTCTGACGATTCCTAAAGGTGAAGCATTCTGGGAAAGAACAGTCAATCTTAACGGATCTGTTTCTTCGTTCCCGTGTCAACAGCTTCCAGCTTCCTCCCAGGCTGTAGGTATCGACGACGGTAACTCTGCATCTGATCTCGGCAATTCTGGAACTATCGCTGCTACGTCAGTCGTAACGACCTTCGGTTGTACAGCTATGGTCGGAACGATCGCAGCTGCGAATGCTAAGAGCTTCGTAATCGTAGGTGACAGCATCGCATGGGGTGAAGGTGACGTATCGAGTGTCGGACCTAAAGGTGGTTCTGGCTGGATCGCTCGAGCTCTCGACGTACACGGTTATCCGTATGTGAAGATCGCTAAGCAAGGACAGCAAGCTACAGACTACGTTTCAACGATGGCTCCAACGACGAGTTTCCTCGGAAAGCTTTCATTCACGGACATGGTCTGCGAATTCGGTATTAACGATCTTCGTCTCGGCAGAACTCAAGCACAGGTTCTCGCTGACCATCAGACGATCTACGGCCAGTTCGTTGGAAAGCGAATTCATCAGACGACACTTCCTCCTCGTTCTTCTTCCACTGACGCATGGGCAACTCTCGTCAACCAGGCAGGCAAGACCGACGGAACGATGGCTTCATTGAATACTTTGAATGCTGTCATCCGTGCTAAGCCTGCGAACGTTAACAACGTGATCGAAGCTGCTGATGCTGCAATGAGTGCTCGTGACAGTGACATCTGGACAGCTCCTCCTGCTGCTACTCTCGACGGAACTCATCCAGTTTCTACGAAAGCTGCATCGATGGCTGCCACTCTCGCACCGTCGTTCGACTGAAGTTAGCTTCAGCATAAATAGATCGAAAGTTCAAGAAGGACTCGACAATGGCAAACAGCATGTCACTCAATCGAAAGATCGGTATCGCTACTCGCAATACTGCCCTTCCGAAGACTTCGAAAGCAGGTTCCTCGTCGAAGGCTCCTGTCGTAATCAAGTCGAAATAAAATAGTATTCAATCACGATCTTAAGGAGATCTCTCATGGCACTAGCAGGTATCAACGTCGTCAGCGGTTTCGCTGGTTTCGACGGTTTCAATGACTCGAACCAGTCCCTCTTCGGCAATGCTGAATGGTCTGAAAATCTCACGACTCCGGCACTCAGCGTCAAGACTGCTCGCTCGAGCGGCAAGAGCCCGAACTTCGGCAAGCCGGTTTTCCGTTTCTATGCTGTTGCTGACTCGTACGTGACTGTCGGCAAGACGCCTGTTCTTGCTACCGGTCCGAAGCACTTCCTCAAGGCTGGCGAGTTCTACGATATCGTTGTCGCTGATGGCGATACGTACGTATGGGGTCTTGCATAACCTCTGACTGATCTCCGGATCCCCTAGAAGGCAGATGAGAAATCGTCTGCCTTCTGTAGGATCTATTATTCGTAACGCCATTTTCCGGATTTTGGCTCATATCCTAGTCTGATTGAATGACCGTTTCGTCCGCCGTTCACATATTCGAAAGAAGTATTGAACACGATAATCGCATATCCTGATTCCGAGTCGCCTCCAGCTTTAATCTCAACTGAAAATTTCTTGTATTGAGCAGCGATACGTTGGTCTTGAATCACATAGTCAGGATAACTATGAATGACATGGAGGTCTCCGTCTATCTTCGGAGGTCTCGGTACTAATCCATATTCTGATCGAATTTTATCAAGAATGATCTTCTGGACTGACGATTCGTCGGATTCATTTTTCACTTCGAGTTCTCCTCGAATAACTTTGTTTGCTTCAGATATTAGACTATACATCAGATTTCGTCCTTGTTACATCATTCTAGTGCGCTGAATATTTTATTCCACATCAAAACGATGCAGGCTCCGCTGGACGAGCAATCTGTATTTTTTGAAAAAGTCCCACTCTCTTTCGAGTCTGAGAGCAACTTGGAAAACGTTGAGGATCTGTTCTTTCTCTAGTCCGTATCCGATGCCGATGTCAAGATGTTCCAGACGAAACTTCTTCGCATAGCATGCTGCAGCTGGAACGCTCACTGCTCCAGAGATGCATGCATCGAGAAGACTGTCGAAGTCGTGCTTGAGATCCCAGAGAACACGACACTCGTCATCGAGAAGCAGAAGAACATCGAACATGTCCTTCAGGCTCTTGTGCATCAGATTGATCTGCTTCTCAGACAACAGGTTCAGCGGATACGGAATCTCTCCTCCGTTACGAAGAGCAGCAGCAACGAAGAACAACGGAAACGTGTCCTCGTGAGACTTCCTCAGAACGTTGCTCATGTTGTGTATCACAGCATGCTTCTGACGAGAGTCGATCTGAGGAACCTTCACGATCGGAACCAGGTTCTCGTCTAGATTGAGCTTCGTTCCAGAGAACATCATCCTGAAGCCCATCCAGGATCTGTAAGCTACGCTAGCTCTGTTCGAACTCAATAATCGACCTCGACACTTTCGATCGTTTTCGGCTCAGAAAGAATTTTCGGAGTCTCCACGAGGACTGCTAGATCAGACACGTCAGACCAGTCCATGTTATTCAAGAACCATTCTCTCAATTCGTAGACGTCGTTGATAGCGAAGTCGAACTCGACTTTGAAAAGACTCTTGTAGTGATCGAAACTGGAAGACTCTCTTTCAGCATAGTACTCAGCACGATTGTGAGCGATAACGAAAGTCGGAAATTTCCAGACGTGTCCTTCACTGCCGACAGAGACCTTCTTTTCAAGGAGTTCTTCTGTAGTTTCGATCTCAAAAGATTCGTACTTGTCACTGTGGACGTGGTAATTCATCTTCGACATTCAGATTTCCAGTTCGTTGATGTTTTTCTGTTCTTCGTCTTCACGCTTCTCGCGATCAGATTTATCGAGAAGTTTCCGATGGACAGCATCGATCTTGATTCTGTCAACGAACGCATCAGAGAACTTCAAGTCCTCCGGATCGATGTTCGGATACTTCGTCAGGAAATCGAGAACTGAGTCTAAGAAGTCGATCGGTTCTATCGAATACTCGTTGAGATTGTGCCAGTGATCAACGATGAGTTTTTCGAAGTCTTGGAGAGTGTCAGTGTTTGTCATCTGTTTCCTGTTTTGGTTAGGATTAGAGTATCAAACGTTCACACAGAAAAGAAACTGAAAATCACTTTTCTCGTTCACTAATGTTGAACAATGAACGTGTCTGTCCGTGCCGGACTCGTGCTACGCACGGGCGCTACGCGTACTCACATGCCTACGTGCGCATGCAGCCCTCTTCGAGGGATACTCTTCTCCATTGATGGACAGACTAGACGCTTCGCTAATTGTTTGCTTCTCCTCGCACCCGACGCTCACGCTCGACAACGATTTGAAATACCGCAGCCAGAAGTCGTAAAGACTCATTGGCTTCAAACAGGATGTAATACATCTCGTGGAGAATTACACTTCAAAGTACGCACGTTTCACCTGAGACACAGGAGACGGTCACGGACTTCAGTTTTCCGGATAATAATATCATTATCCTATCACGTCACGTACACTCACCCGTCATCTGTGTACCAAAGAAACTATTGGCAATCAATTTCCAGGATTGCATAATTCATGTTCACAACAACGATACAATTTGATACATAATCTTTATCGAAACATCAATGGAGAGAATCACTTGGATACCTACGAACAACTCGTCAGAGACCTCACCGATCTTGCTTATGCACCAGGTCGAACCAACCACGCAGCCGTCATCGCAATCTCGATCATGGCAAATCGGAACACGATGGCAAAAGAAGAACGAGTCTTCTTCGCTCTCAACGGAATTCGAACTTCGATGAACCACTCGTTCGTCGATTCGAGAGACAGCAAGTTCGATATCGAAGAATTTGCCATGGTGGAAAACGTTTTTCACATCCTGACTCTCGCATACATTAAAATTCAAACGATTTAAAAATCAAGTTTCCAAACCGAATTTGAGTTGATATTCATCACTCATCGAAATCCGAACTGCTCAGAAAGGCAGAAACACAATGGCAAAGACAGCGAACCTCATTCCTTTCCTCGACAACCGCCAGATGGCTCCTTACGGAATTCGTGAAGGTCAGGTATGGCGTTCTGTCCGCTACTCGAGTCACTTCGGAGACTTCAAGGTTCTCGGTGTTCAGAAGCGTTCGAAAGAGCTTCTCGTCATGGGTATGGATCTCTCCGATGGCAAGACTCGTACAATGAATGCGTATAACCTGGCACGTACAGGTAACTACGTTTTGAAAGGTGGACCAGACGATTATCACAACTCTGACCGTTGGTACGACGCTGCATGAGAAACTTCTCTCTTGAAAAGAATGGTTAACAACTTCAAAAAGAAGTTTACAACTTGACAGCTCAAGATTACAAAGAACTATCATAAACCAAACGGAGATGATTCTCATGCTACTCTCAGATTTCTTCATCATCAGAGACGAATTCCTCAAGCATGTACGTAGCAAGCTCAAAGGAATAGACTACGCAAACAAATTCGCCACACTCGATGCGAAACAACATGACGTCTTCATCGACTTCCGACGTTCGAACATTCTCAACGATACCGGAAAGAACGAACTAATCATCGTAGCTCTCAATGAAGTTCGAAAGACACAGATCTTCATCAGACAGCGCATCGCCTTCCATCTCGATCAGATCGAATTGATCGGACGATCTTCTGACAAGCCGAAGAAGAAGCAAGAACAAATCGACGAAAATCAGAAGCACATCAACTACCTCACCTTCAACTACACTCCGAAATTCCCTTCTCGAGATCAGAACACTTTCCTTCGAACATCATTCGATGAGAACTTGATCTTCCGAGGCTTCCGACAGTCCTGCGAAAAAGATGAAACTATCGACATCACGGTAATCGGTGATGCAGTCTTCGCCAAACTCAAGCCTGAAACTGATCTTTCCAAAGTGTTCAAGACAAAAGATCGTATCATCTACGAAGAGATGTGATCAATCGCATCTGATTAAAATAGAATGAGCAATAGCACAGACAATTGATCGTCAACGCTAATTGAGTCTCATCAAAGGAAATGAAATGGCATTCTCTGACCTGAAAAAGAAAGCTGGCGATATCGAAGCAATTCGTCAGCGAGTTACACAGAACAACGGCGGTGGCGGAGACAACTCCGAATTCCTCCAGCTCGGTATCGATGCAACTCGAAACGGATACATCCGTGTTCGTCTGTTGCCTGCTCCAGAAAACGAAGACTCACCGATGGTGACATACTCTCGTTTCTACTGGAAGAACGGTCCGAAAGCCTACTCGGCATTCTCTCTCAAGAACATCGGTCAGTCTGATCCTTGCCAGCAGTATCTATCTGAGCTCTGGAACGACGGTTCGAAGATCTGCAAAGATCTTTACTCTGAACGCAAGAAGAAAACGTACACTGTCGTCAACGTCGAAGTCATCGAAGACAAGGTGAAGCCTGAGAATAACGGTTGGATCGGAAAGTATCGTATTCCGTCTGCAATCGGCAAGCTCATCGACTCTGCTCTGAATCCTGTCAAGGACAAGTTCACTGGCGAATGCGCAGACAGCTTCAATCCGTTCGATATCTTCGGCACATCCGGTGGTCGTGAACTGATCATTCGTGTCACGGACAAAGAAGGCAACAACAGCTACGAAACTTCGAAATGGGCTGACAAGCCTTCGGCTCTTCACGGTGGCGATGAAACGAAGATGGAAGCATCCTGGAAACAGGCAAAGCCTCTGTTCCACTACATCGATCCTGCGAAGCACAAGTCGTACGATGAACTTGCAAAGTATCTGACGGAAGTCGTCGGTCGTGACGATCCGTACCTCCGTGCTGGTCTCTCCGATTGGCTCGAAGCAAATCCTGACGCAGGTGTTCGTTCAGCTGGCAAGAAAGCTGAAGACAAGAAGCCTGAAGAAGAGAAGAAGTCCGAGACG